CGATGCCAAGATCAAGTTCATACGTGTATTCATCCCGCTTAAGATGATTGTCGAGGTTGGTCAGCCCGTGGTTATGTAGGATTTTCCCCAAATCTTTGTCGAGTGCAACAACCACCTGCCCCACCTTAAACTTAGGCTTGCTTCGCTTGCTGGAACTCATTCTGCTTTCCCCCCTAGCGCCGCTTCGACTTCGAGGATGGCTTCAACTAACCTTTCGGGAACAGCGTTGCCCATATCGCAATGTGAGCCAGTCTGAATCCCTGTGCGGTAGAGGCTGATGTGTTCTAGCGCCGCCCTGCCACATTTCACCAACTCCTCCACCTGCGGGCGGGCGTTGACGGAGGTGACGATGAGTTTGGCATTTGCATCCCATTCATCAACACTGTCTGCACCGATTCCTGTGACCAATTCGTTTTTTTCAGAACAGATGCTCATTGAACGTCGGTCGATATGCCACGGCAGCGGCGTATGCTTCGTTTCACTCATCGTTCCCCTTGTGCGATTTGCTGGCTTGTGGGGCTTTTTGGGGCATGAGTTCGTCGCCCGCCTCTTTTGACAATCCCGGCTCCCTGCATAGATGGGCCGCCCAGGAGATGTGTCCTCCATCGGGTGTGCGGATAAGGAACGTCGGTTGCTCTTGATAACCAACCACCATGCCTACTCCGTGGTAGGAATTTTGCCCCGTCCACATCTCAACAATTCTCCCAAGGCTATCGGCGCTCATTATTCCCCTTGTGCAATCTGCTGCTGCGTCGGCCATCCTTCGCAGAACCTTTGGTAGTCCTGGAAGGCTATGTCGTTGTACTCGACCCTCCGCAGGCGGTTCTCGTGGTTGTAGAGCACGTTGGTTTGGCTCCGGTCAGTCCCTACGCTCGTCTGGTGGATTGCTAGGTTCACGGCCAACCGTTCCTCTACCGACACAACCCAAAACTTCACAGCTACAATCCCGACCATGAGGGCCACTAGCAGGCAGCCGAACATGAACCTCTCGCGTGGCTCTCTGCTCATGGTTTCTCCCGCGTCCTTCTGTGCGTGGGCGTGAACTTCTCCTCTTCCGCCATCATCTTTCTGTGCGCTCTGAAAGCCCCAATCAGAATGCCAATCGCAAGACTCACGGCTGCGAGAAACGCACACAAAAGTACCCACTCAAGCCTGTCCATTAGGCTGCCTTCCCCGATTGAATGAATGCCCTCTGAAACTCTGGAGCCGCTTCTGGGTGCTCGCACAGGTAGAGAAAGTCTTTCCAAGTGTCTAGGCGCTGCTCGTGGATGGCTTCCATCATTCTCGCCTCAAGCGGCCAACCCTCACGCAACCATGCAAGTTGCCGCTCAGTCATTAAAATTTCTTTCTTCGCTTGGTGAAAACTCAGCTTGTCCCTCAGCACTAACTTCCAAAAAGAGAATGCTTCCGCACGCGAACTCCAATGGACGCTAATTGATTCATGCCCTGGCCCCTTCTTGTTCGGCAGAACAGGCTTGCAAATCTTTCTTCGTAACTTTTCCAGCCCTACGCAGTTCATTCTCAGACCTGGAAGAACGATTCATGCTTCCTGTCCATCACTGGACAATGCAAACACTGACCCCACCACCACACGCCAATCTTTTCTGTGTAGCGGAAGTGGTGAAACAGGCACGCCTTGACCACTTGGGCCTCAACATGGCCGGGCCAGATTTCGTACTCATCGAAATACTCATTGCCTTTCTTCACCGCCCACAGCACTACACCCTCTCCAATTCCGTCTTGCGCTTGAGAGAGGAATGAATCGCCGCCAAAATCAGGTGAAAGGGATCAAGCCGGGGCCGGCGAACCCTAGCGCCAGTTTCACCTTGATCCGCCAACCCCGGCCCAGCCGTCAGGTCAGAAACGGCCGGAAACTCGGGCCCTTCACGGTCCCTAACAAGTACCTCAACGGCCTCTTGCGTCATGTAGGCATCGGGGGGCATCCTGCGATGGCGCATGAAGAACACACCCCACTCGCAGAACTTCGCAATCACGGAACTCCGGCTCCCGCGCCATATCTTGCTGAACGCCCGCCCGAACAGGTCAAGCCACGTCACGCTGCGCGGGTCGTGCCAGGACTTCAACATCTGGAGGGTGAGGTCAGGTTCCATCAGTTTTCCTCGATGTAGGAGTCTAGGTACAGCCCGTAGGAGAAATGGCCTCTGCCCCTATACTTGTCTGCCTGATAAGCTGAAAACGCTGACGGCGCTGACGGCTGGGGGGAGAAAGGACACAAAATGAACGGCAAGCCGCCAGTTGAATATCTTTCCGAACTTACCAATCTCCAACTCGGGCAGTTTGAACTTCGGAGGTTGAACCAAGTCGCCAATCTGCAACGGGAAATCCGCGTTGCCGCTACCGAAATCCTTGAGGCAATCTTCGAGACACCGATTGCCAAAGAGTGCATCGAACTCAAGGCCGAAGGGCTGCTGGCGCGTTGGTTGATTGAGCATCGACAGAAGTTGACGGAGTTACCCATCCGCGTTCTCCCCGATGAGTTTCTTGATCTTGAAGGCAGTGCGGGCGTTGGCACGGACGCCGTGCTCAGCCTTGTGAATGGTCGAACGGGAGAGGCCGAGAAGCTGGGCTAGTTTTTCTTGGGTGAGATCGTGTTCAAGGCGGTACTGATGAAGTCTGTCTCCAAGTGTCGGAGTTTTTTTGGTGGTCGTCGCCATGTTTCCCCGCGACGACCGATTTCAATCTGACATAAATGTCTGTTATCGGTAGTCGCTACTGTCCCTATACCCCTCCAAGCGCCGGCGTGTCAAGGTAAATTGTGCAGGTTTGTTACTACTGGTTAGTTTTGTTATACTTGCGGGGAAGGGGCCGGGAGGGGGAGAAACCCGACCCCTGTGGCGCTGCGCGAGGAGACTAGCCCTCCGAAGCTTCCTTCGCCTGGTTCAGAACAAACTCGACGGCGAGGTTCGATTCAGAATCAGATGCGCCGGTTTGTTCCTTTAGTAGTCTGCCAGCAACAAGGCGCTTGATGATGTCCCCCCAAGGGCCGGTGAGTAGCGCCTCGACGTTAGTCTCAGGTAGGCTCAACTCCAGCGCGATTGCGGCAACAGTGTCGTCCACCTTCGTCTCGGTTCGAGAGGCCACGATTGCGACGATCCGGGCTGCGTCACCCATGATTCCCTTCACCCGTTCGCCACGTTTGCTTTTGAAGAATCGGTCAACGATCTTGCCGAACGCAGCTAGGGCAAGGTCGAGCAGAGCTGCTACGAATACACCCATGATTGTCTCCTTTTACTCCTTCACTTTTTTGCCTTTCAACTGCGGAAACTTCTCCGTCAACCCCTTGCGGAAGTTTCCAGCCAAGGCATTCAGGAACTTGACTAGGAACTTGCCCCACAGGCTCTCCATTTCTTTCGGGTCAGGCAATGATTCCACCAAGGCGTTGAGCCCGTAGTACAGCCCCACAACTACCAAGACTTCTGTGCTGAAAAAGTTTTCCATCAGTCTCTCCTTTAACTCGCCGCCCTCCTCATCCAGTTATGCAGAAACTTCCTGCTCGTAGGTCGGGCAATCGCAATTTGCGCGTAGGTAACAGCCACTAGAATGCGAATCTCCTTTAGCAGTTCCTCGTACTCAGAACCGTTTGCGGCCCTGGTGGTTTGCGGTCCAAGGATTCCGTCAATCCTGACGGGTTCGCCTACGTTTTGCAGCGCCTCTTGTAGTATCCGGTGCGCCCTGCCGTGCCCCATGTTCACCGCCATATCGAACACTTTGGTAGCGACGGGCTGACTGATGATTTCGTCGTACTTCCAGTAGTCTTGCCGGTAGAGCAACTTGGCTTGCTCCACCGTTAGGTTTGCAATGTCGAGTTTGGGATACTGGCGCTTGGAGATACCGAAATTTGTCTCCCCGCCCGGGTCGTCCTTGTCGTTCACATAGCCGCCCTCATGTTTCAGGATTGTCTCAATGGAGAGGTCAAACCTAGCCACCATCCCTCCTTGCCAGCAGCGTATTCATTCCGCTCAGAATTTGCCCTTGCTTGGTCTGAATCACAATCTGTCCATCTCGGATAGCCCGGAGGTCTGCACCTAATCCTTCTAAATGGCCCCGGAGTTCCGAGGCATTCATAGCGTGATTACCAGGATTGCCGTTCTTCCGATGGCTGAAAGCGAAGCGAATGAGCGAGAAGAGTTCACGGATCATCACCACGGCCAATAGCCCGTACAGCCCGTAATCCAGTACGCTCGGAACGTGGTCAGCAATCATCTATTGCGCTCTCAGGTTTGTAGGTTTCCCTGGGCGGATAAGAGCCGTAGGAAAGTTCACCGTCTCACTCACAATCCGAGCCCCGGTGCTAGTCCTCGCCACAGCGATCAAGCCGAATGTTCGGTTGCCGTAGGGCGGACCCGTGATGAGTTGGGCTGGAATATCGACCACAACGCCTGTCGGGACAGGTGTTTGATTCGGAACGACCAGTAGCGTAGCCCCGCCCTCGTCCAAGACTTCAAACCCCTCCACGCAATCAACCGCAGCGGCGTCCACACAAGCGATGTGAATTGTGTAGTCGTAGTCCCAAGTGAAATCCACGATGGCAGCTCGCACCCTCCAAACGGCGAACACCAAGACCCCAACAACCACAGCAGCAATCAGTAGCCAACGTCGTTTCATTTCAGTTCCTCCTTAGTCAATAAACAATCACCTTTCGGCGCTCTACGGCAGCAGCCCCGGTTGCCTTAAACGAAGCAATAAGACACGCCCACGATGCTGTGCCACGAGTGGCAGTTGCTTGCCCGGTAAAGGTTGCGGTAACAATACTGTCCCAACTCGACCCATCGTTTCCGTCATGGTCAATGTTATCGGCAGCTACTCCATTTATTTGTTCATCGCTTGGAAAGGATGCGGAGTAGGCCCAGTTACCAGCCAAGACAACTTCATCTGTTCCTGTTGTAGTAATGTTGCCGGATGTGATCGAGGAAGTCCCGCCATTCGATTCATTTGAGTTCTCTTGGTCGAATTCCGCTGTGCCGGAATAGCTATACTCCCAAACAAACACCTTTCGGAACTGTGCTGCACTCCCGAAAGTTACGGTGTAGGTCTTGTCTCCGCTGTTGGCTGAAAGCAAATAAAGGAATCTCCCCGACCCTGAACCGCCAACGAAGTCGTGTCGAGTTAGACCCGTTAGTGAAGTGGTGCCATCGCTGGCAGTAATCGTGTCCTGTACGGTCTCATGGCAGGCAAAGAGAACAATTAGATTGCCTGCCCCTACACCCGTTAGCGCAACGGTGATAGTTGCAGCGGAGCCATTGGCGGCGGCTGAATTTTGTTGAACAAAAGTAATCGTCGCTTGCGCTGGAGTCACACACACGAATAAAGTAAGCAAAATTAAAACAATTCTTCTCATTGAGTTTTTCATTCTCATGGCAGTTGGAATATCAGCGTAACGATTAGACCTTGTGTTCCTGTACCAGCAACGTCCACATCTATCCGCCAAGTTTGATCCACAATCACATCGTCGCTGGCCCCGGCTATAACAGCAGCAGTAGTCGCAGTGTCGGAACTGTCTTCGTTCGCATCAATGGTCAAATTGGTCGAGAGAACGTCGGCTACGGTGCCGGAGCAGGGGTTTCCGGTAGCTACAGGGGCACACCGAGCTATGTCCACGGTGGGCAAGCCCGACGAACTGACCGTAATGACCGCAGCGATGGCATCAATCAGATTCATCCCGATTAACTTGGACCCTGTGGCGATATGGAAGTAGAACTTACCGTCGCCGGTCGCCACGGCGGTCGTGAAGTCAAAGGCGACCATCTGGACTTCAACCTGTCCAAACTCTGAGCCTGCCAAGGCGTCGGGGGTCACGGCTAGGATGGTGCTCGTGCCGGTATCAACCTCGCTGGCGATTGCCATTTCCGGGCAACCAACAGCCGTTGTGCTGGCCGCGTCACAGTCGAGCGTATCAGGTGAGGCGGCGGTCAGAGTCAGCCCAGTTCCGGCTAGACCACTGGCGATGTCGTCTCCGTCAATGCTGGCGGCAGCATACTGTCCAGCCGCAACTGTTCCTGCGAGGTCAGAGAAGTCCAGAGATTCGATCTTGTCCCGTACGTTGTCTTTTGAGGCTGCTCCGGTGTCCGCGTTCCAGCCGGTCGCATCGTAGGCTTCCGCAACCGGAATGATCGTCACATCCGTCCTGGTAGCTCCACCGTTATCTACGGCGGTCACATCTACGCCGATGAAATTGATTTGCGCGCGCTTGGTGAGGCCAGAGGCTTCCTCCAAAACCTCGTCGTAGCCGACGCCATCCCCGGCACCACCGCAAGAACCCCACAGAATCGTGCTGGCGCTTGCAGTCAAGCATTCCCCATTGGCTCCTCGCGCCAGTCGTGCGTTCACAGTCGCGTTGCGATAGATCAGGTCGCCTTCGGTAGTCACGGGAGACAAAGCGTTGAAGGCTGGATTGGCTGTTGTCTGACCTGTACCGCCGGAAGCTATGTCCAGCGTCCCGTTCAAGCTCTCTAGGTTGGGCACCTGCCCTGCGGTGGCGCTGCCGCCCAGGTCAGAGAAGCCGAGTTGCTGCCAAGCGAAAGCGGTGGTGCTGGTGGCGCGCACGACGTAGCCGATGGTCAGGCCGCTGGCGGTGTGGTCGGCGCTGACCAGGACATGCACCTGCGGGTGCAACTCTGTATCGAGCGCATTGGTTGAAGGCAGGTCGGCATCGGCAATGCTCGCGCAGGTGGGCGCGGCGTCGTCCACCGTGGCACGGACAAACTGGTTGGTGCAGCTCCCTACCCCGGAATAGTTCGAGGCCAAGCGGGAATCAGCCAGGGTTCCAGTCCATCCCAAGGTGAATTTGTGGTCGTCGGTAGCAGAGGCGATTGTCAGGGTAACATTGGTGTCGTCCACCTTGGAGAAAGTCTGCGTCGAGCCAGTCTCCCCACCGAGTGAAGTAATCCCGGTTCCCCCTGCCGCACACGAACCCCACTTAATGCCGAACGCAGCGGTCGAATCAGCTACTAGGCATTGGTCGTTTGTGCCTACTGCTACCCGGCCATCTGCCGTGCTGAATCCCCACAGGTCGCCCTTGGTTGTGAGCGGAGAGGTTGTGCCAGTTACGTCGGTATTGCATACGACGATTCCACCTGTCGCAATGCCAGTTACCTTGTCGGTTCCGGTGCAAAGAGCGGGGATTACAGTAGTCCGGTTGCCCGCTACAACGGCAGGCGTAGCACCGCCAGTGCCAGGGATAACAACCTGCCCCCAAGCAAGAGAGGGGGCGAGCAGCAAGAGCAGGATGAGTAGTTTTTTCATCTAGTTCGCCTCTCTGGTGGTGTTTTCTAGGGGTCGAGAGACGAGAATGTAAATCCTCGCCTGCCCTGCGGTGGCATTGGCGTGGTTATCGCCAGTCAAGTCACACTGGATTTCCACCACACCACCGGCGACGAACATATAGGGGGCAAATTTGTCGGTGGCGTCATAAAGCAGCGTGCCCTTGCCCCCGTTCGCGGTAGCGTCGTGGAGTTCGTACACCGTCGCGGTGGCAAAGAAATTGTCGTCCAGTGTCAAATCATTGTCCGAACCACCCTGAGTTCCGACCGAGCAGACTGCCGCTGAGATTGTTCCACCCGACCAGCCTGTTACGACGATGCCAACAACATCGTGAATCATGGTGTTTGTGGGCAGCGTCCAGAGAGTGAAAGTGTCGGCAGTGGCCCCAGCGGTCATGTCGCTGAAGTCCACCAACTTGAAAATCCAGTGAGCGGTATTGGACGACGAGCCTTCAAGTGGGGTGAAAAACGCCGAAGTAGGAGTAATTTCCCCACGTAAAGTCCGGTTGAACGAGTTGCCAGGGGTGAGGCCAGTGTCCGCATAAAAGCGAATCTCATTGTTCCAGAACAGGATGCTCGATGACTCGGCGTCGGTTGCAATCGGGTTTGAGGCCAGGTCGCCATACGCACCCGCACCAACCGTTCCCTGTGAGGCAGCATCACCCGACAGCCACAGCCCACCGCTGATGGTCGGGTCGTCCTTGACGAGAATCCCACGACTGAGATTGACCAGAAGGGCGGGAACGGAGATGCCATCGGGCTCTGTGACTGTCTTGAACCCCGCTTGACCAGCGATGGCAGATTGCAAGGTTTCAAGAACAATCTGGTCACGGGTGAGCTTGAAAGTTGCATCCCCCGAATTGTTCACGCAGTTGTCGTCATCTATGCCTATGCAGTTGCCAATCACCTGGATTAACTGGGCGCTGGCATCAATAACTGCGCCCTCATCGAGCCACACTGTTGTGAACAGCAATTGCGAACCTCCGGTTGCGCCGCTCTGGAAACGGACACATTCGCCTGCTCGGAGGGCTCCAGGGGGAGTGCCTTCACATTTTATGAATCCACGCAGAGGACTAGGGGAGTTCCAAATAATCCCTGCCCCTCCTACGGGAATCTTGAATCCGGTTCCGAAAACACTCAACCCGCCATTTGAAAAGGTCACGCCCGCGTTCAGACCATGAACTTCACCACCAAACATCTGTGTATCAGTACCGACCGTCCCTTTGAGCCAGTCGTAGTTGTTCTCAGCATAGGGTTCATAGAAGGTCGTGTGTGCAACGGCATCACCTGTGCCATCCAACCACACCCCGTAGTCGCCCGTGCCCTCAAAATCCTTCCAAGCACACTTCCTAAAAGTGGTGCGATTAAACCAGCGGAGCCTCACACCACCATTCAGAGCCCCAGTGCCGCTAGTGTCCTCAAAGCTAATACCCTCAATAATCCAACCGTTGTTGTAGGTTGTGGCTCCGTCTCCGAGCGTAAGCAAGACACCGCTACTGCTTCCGACTATGCGGCAGGGATTTACGCTGCCGCCGAACACGCTGGCGCTGCCGAGACAAATCAGATGGATGCCCTCTTTGATTGAAGTGATCCGCTCATCGTAGGCACCCGGCAGGACATAGACCCTTCCACCTGTCGAACCGATAGCGTCAACCGCTTCCTGAATGGTGGGATACTTGGCACTACCGGCAACCGGCGCACCATTCCACTCTCCGACTGAAACCAAACCTGCATCAATCGGCATTAGTACGGTGCGGGTGACGCAGGTGCCGCCTAAGCACAGTTGCTCTTTGTAGAAGCCTGGGGAAGCGTAGTAGGTGTAGCCACCAGCAGCATCCACTGCGAGAGTAGGGCCAATTCCAATTGTGAGAGCCTTATCGCTGAAAATGGAAGCGGTGGGCGAGCAAGGCGTGCCACTAGCGGCCTCAGTGCAGACTCGTACTGTCGCGCCTATGGCTGGCCTGCCATCGGCCCGCAAGACAGAATCGTTCAAGATTCCGCCCTGAGGATGGGCGGAAACTGGGAACAACAGAACTAGGATGGTGGCGAACAGTGCCGCAGGGTAGCAAAGCAATGCCGCCACCATCTGCCTGACTAGCCAGAAGTAGAATCTTTGCAGGGAACGCATTTATCTTCCTTCCTTTTCTACCCTGCATTCTTCTACCCTGCTTTTTCCTTCGTTGCTCCTTATGAAGTCGGCGCTACAAACTGAGAATAGAAAACTGTGATCCTGATCTTCCCTGCCCCCGGTGTTCCGGTAGTGGTGATTCTGAGTTTGGCCGCTGCACTCTGCACTGGCCCACTAGCATCCGCTACACTAGGCTGGCGGTGCGCCAGTCCTACCTCAGTGTCGCCTGCGGCCAAGTTGCTGCTGGCGGCTAGAAAGCGTGCTGCTTGGCTGGCATCGCCTAACTTCCAATCGGTCGCCGTTGTAATTTCCTCCGTGACCCGCGCAACCACTCCTTCAATGACAGAGTTGGCGGGCAGGAGATTGCCTGCCGAATCTGTTGTGGTCCCGCCAGTAGAAAGCGTGATTTCCTCGGAGATTTGCCCGCGAATCCACTTCCCTGCGTTGGCGCTCTCTTGGCTGACGTTAGCCTTCGGAGTTATATCGCCACTGGCTTCCAGACTGGTGAATTTCCCCGTCTCTGGTGTGGTCGCTCCAATTGGATCGGGTGCGGCCCAATTCTTTCCACCCAACTTGTCGGCGTTAAGATTAACGACCTTCGTGGTCGAGGAAATGACAAGGGGGGCGGTGCCAGTCGTAACTGTGCTAGTGATTTGGCCGCTTGCCGTAACCGCTGCAAGTGTGGTTGCGCCTGTGACCGTCAGAGAGGAAAACGCGCCTACATCGGCAATTTGAATGTTGTCAATCGTCCACAGTTCGACATCGTAGGCGTCGGTGAGTTTGAACTTGTACCCCCCTGTTCCCAGCCAGATGTTCGCTTCTCCGTTGCCATCAAGTTCCGTAGGGTTGGGATTGGCAACTGAACCCGCTTGGCTGGTGTAGGTCGCTTTGGGATTGCTGGTCCCGGCCTGATATGAATACAACTTTCCACCTACTAATGCCGCACCAGTGTTTGGATCGACCGCTCGGAACTTAGGGTTCGCAATAATCTTAGCCATGAATCACCGGCCTTAAGTCTATGCCTAGAGTCATTGAGAATCTACGCTTTTCCTTCGCTTCCCTTCCCCAACCAATTGCGCCTAACATGTTTCGTCAGCCATGAAAGAGATACTTACGCTTTTCATGCTGGGTGGAATCATCGGTGGATTCCTTTTCCTCCTTTCTGCTGTGGGAGTTGCAGATTCCATCCTCGACTATTCATTTTGGGTCTTCCTTGTAGTGATTGTGTTTGCTCTCCTACATCGTCGAAAAAAAGCACCATGAATCAGCGGCCTATCGCCTTTCCAGCGAGTTCGAGAATCTGCAACATATAGCGGTCAATTTGGCGCTGTTTTTCCTTTCCTGCCAGCTTAGAAACCCCTGCGGAACGCATTTGTTGATAGATACTTTGCATACGCCGACTGTACCCGCGCAGTCGCCTCAGTTCCATAGCTTCCTTTGTAGTCAATCGTTGTGCCGTGGGCGCTCTGCCAGGATACTTGTCCTCAAATCTTTTGGTGGAAAACTTTTCCTCCAGTTCACCCAAGCGGCCATAAAACCGTCGCACGCTTTGGGCTTGTCCTGTCGGCCACCGGACGGCGAAGGCTCGCAGAATCGGAATCTCCGACATCTTCCCTGTTGGCGCTTCCGCCTTCCCGATTACTTTGTCCAGCCCGCGCAGCACCGCTCGACCCAAGCCGCCGGTAATGCTGAAAATCGCTTGGTCTAGCTTGATCGGAGAAATTTCAACATTCGATGCCCGCAACGCTTTCCCTAGACTTACCCGCCAAATTACCTTCGCCGCTATCTTTGAAAACTCCGAAGTGTAGGGATGGGCCCGAAATTGTGGGTGAATCCTCTCCATGTAGCGCGGCTCTAGGCGTTTCCCGGTGAACATACTGCGGTTGGAAATAATCTCAATGAGTGGAATCGCTGCCGTAGGAATAAACCCTGGCAGGGCCGCAGTCCCTACGTTCTGAATCAACTCGTCAAAAGATTCCGGGTCACGGGTTTCCACCCACTCCATTACTCTTTCCGGCACACTTGCATAAACCATCCCCCACAAAAACGGTTTTGGGAGTGGGATATAGGGCGTTGCCTCAGCCAGTGGGGTATATTGCGAAGGCACCAGCCAGAAAAAGTCTTTTACCCATTGAGGAAGTTGTCGGAAGATTTCTTTGCGGGGTGTTCCCCGCCATTCGCTTGTATCTCTGGAATTGATGGCGTAGAGCAAAATACTTGGCAAAGTAATGCCAGCAACCGCCTTCGCAACTGTTCCTTTTGGGTTCTGCAAGTGAACCCTCACAAACTTGTCGGTTCCCTCTAGGGCAGCGTTGAAGAAAGCTACGATGGAATTGACAGCCTTACCCTTTGCCCCCATGCGAGCAAAGTCCAGCGTAACCTCACGCGCTGCAAAGCCCGCTCGCAGCGGGGTAGCGCCCGCTTTCCGCGCAAGTTGGTATTCGCCCAAACGACTTGCGGCTTCACTCATTTCGCTGACAATCCGCGCCGCTTCGATGGGGTGGTGAACCGCCCAGCCCAGATTTGTTCTCATCAGATCGGTTAGGTTTGATTGCAGCGTGGTTCGGTCCAGGCTGACCATTGCGGCGTGCTCACCGCCTGCGGCTTTCCATTCCCAATAGAGGTCGTCGCGCTTCAACGCATGGAAAAGACCGCGTACCGTGTCCACCCCTGGTTTGAATCCATAGCGTGACTGCATGAAAGCGGTCATGGTGTCTCGGAGCGGGTTGCGGATAACAAATTCCGGCCCTAGTGCTGTCGCGCCCAAACGCAAGGCCCGGGCAGGCATACTCAGGAGGCGAATCAACACATTGCTCGATTCATAGTCCAAGCCCTTCAAAGCTCGGTAAAGCTCTGGCTGAACTTGATACAGGTCTTTGCCTACGACAATAATCCCTTCCTTGGGGGAGGCCGCCGTGAACGGGCGGAATACGCTTATCGTGGCGTCCAGTTCTGCCTGTGAAAGTTCTGCGCCAGCAGCTTGAAGCTGCTTCCTGATTTCGTTGATTTCAAACTGTGTGGGCCGAAGTTTCGCTTGAACGCGCTCAATCCATTGCCCTGCCCCTTCTGTGCTTTCCGCTTGTTCAATCAAGGTACGCATAATCCGCTTGCGCTCAGCTAGGTTCAAGAATGTGTAGGTATTCTTTACAATGCTTTCTAGCGGATCAATGATCTCGCGCCCGCTTCCTTTCATGCGCTTAATGGGCGACCACAAATCAGCCAATCCCCTGCCTGCCGCAGCGCCCGCTCCTACGGGGCTTTCCTCGAAAACCCGGTAGAAGGGAACGTAGTCTTGATTCGCCGCGCGAATCACTCGCAACGCTTCTGCTGTGAGGCTTTTCGGGTCTGACTTGTGGAGATAATCTAGGACGGCGTTTTGGTAGGCTTTCAGTTCCTCAAACGCCTGCCGGTATTCAGGGCTTTCCAGTTCGCGGGCAACCTCCTTGGCGTCAGACAGGGAAATTCCTGTTTCCTTCCCCTGTTTGCCTTTTTCTATGGCGCGAAGGGAACTGATGTAAGCCCGGAAATTGTCTAGGCTACCCTCTACGGGCTTCAAGATTTCATTCAGCGGTTTCCCTGTGACCCGTAAGCGGCCTTCTTTATACAAGGCATCGGCATCGAAAGTACCACGGCGCAAGAAATGATCTGCTTTGCCCCACCAGCCAGCAAACAGCCGCGCCACCTCGTAGGCGTTCTTCTCTGTTGCCAGCGGGTCTTTGCCTTTGTTCATCTCCTCTACAACCCGCTGAATGGGTCGCAGGGCATCCTTGGCGTCTGTGTAGAGCCTTTCCAGGCCGAAGCCCAGGCGCTTAGGTTGCTGCTTACTGATTTGGCTGACTACCCTGGCAACGGCGGGCTGCTCGATCCAGCGTCGGATATTGTTTCGCGTTTCGGTCAGCAATTCCCTCAATTCCGGTACTCGCCCAAGTTCCTTCTCAAAGAATTCAAGGAATCGCGGTGCTTTCGCTCCCGCTTCGGCTGGATCGGTCAAATACATTCGCACAAACTCGGCAAAGCCCTCTGGCAAGTAAGACTTTCCCCCTCGGGGTTTGGTGGCAATAGGTTTCAACTCGGCGCGGAATGGGGTTAGGGGTTTCCAATTCAGACGCACACCCGTTTTGCGCTCGTAGGTTCCCCACAAGACTTTGTTGATGTGATGGCCGACTTCATGTGCGATTACAGGCAGGTCTTGAGCAATCTTGCTGCGAACAACCTCGGGTGTGACTTTGTAGATACCTAGAGCTTTGCCGCGAAAACGCCCGACGCGGATAGGAAGCTCTAGCTTCTGTGAAATCTGCTGCAAGATTTGGCGTCTGCTGATGACCTCGGCGGCGGCGGTTGCTGCCGGAGCAGGCAGTTTGGGTCTAGCACCAAGCAGTGCTTCCTCTGGAAATCCACCCTCACGGGCAAACCGCTCCATCTCGGCTTGCTCTGTTTCACCAAAGAGGCGCGCACGCCTTCCACCAATCCCTGCCAATGCTTTCGGCCGCCCGTGTCGCTTCACCGTCACGTCGCCAATGGACACAGGTTCAGGGCCTTTGCCGAAATCTACTTTCAGCATATCTTCCCGAAACACCGCCTTGCCCGTCTCTAAGTCTTGTACCAAGGCACCTACAGATCGAACTTTCCCACTCCTCCCGAGTGCATCTACAACTCGTCCGCCACGTTCAATCGTATCCCCGAACTCGTCTAGGACAACTTTGGGCGCTGCGGCTTCCCGGGCTAAAACCGGCTTTGGGGGAGGCAAAGCCCTCGTGAGAGGCGCTGGGCGGGCCTCTGGCGCACGTTCCACGGCTGGCCGTACCCTGGATATCTCCGCTGGAGCAGCCCTGCCACGGATAGCGTGACGGCCAGCAAGAGCACCTAATAGGCCCGTCAGCCCCATCCTGGTTGCCACCTGTGCTACGGCCTGCTCGTCGCCTGCGTTCAGGGCCTCACGGAGTTCGGGGTACTGCTGCACTGCGCCACGGATCAAGTCAATCGAGAAGCCAGCCGAGATGAGCCTGGTCACTATGGGGAACGCACCTGCGGTCAAACCAATGCTTGCGATTAGTGCGATGTTGGCGGGGGTTGTCAGACTTTCGGCAAACTCAACTGCGCCACGCGCTACGCCCCCAATAGGAAAGTCCACTGTTTCGTCAGCGCGAACTCCTTGCCCTGGTAGTGCCACAGGCGGACCGAAACGGCTAGGACGGCGAGGCAGAGTTACGGTAGCAGTTGGTGGCCCTTCGGGAAGCAATTTGGTCAAAGGAAGTAGGGGTGTCTCAAGAAAGGCGCGGCCAGCTTCCTGTAGTGCGGGTGCTTCTTCGGGAGTCGGCGCAAGTGCGTAAGCTCTCCCCACTGGCCCAAGAGGTCGAAATGCTGGGGTCGCAGTCGGCTCTGGTTGGCTCAGTAGCCAAGCCTGAAACTTTTGGCCGAAAGCATCCCCTTGTAGGAATTGCTCAAAGTCTTGTGAGATGTCCTTGCCGTTACTCAACGATTGTCCACCCGCCCGCCTTGAGTTTCTGCGCCGCTTGTTCGTATGTTAAACCCTGCGCGACGGCAAAGCGTTCAACATCTGCTCTTTTGGCGAGACGCTGTTTTGCTGGCTCGGCGGGCTGAGTAGCGGGCTGCACGGGATTCCACTCAAGTGGATATTCAAAGTGTTCTACCTGCTGGCCGAGTGCTTTCAATTCTTCTTCAAAGGCATTTTGGATTTGTTGTTTGCGTTGCCGCATCTGTTCACGGGTTAGGGCTTGAAGAGTGCTGGCGTTGAAAAACACTTCTTCATCTTCGCGCCAATCATACTTTTCCTGTAAGTCAAGTAGGTCGTTGTTCTTTCGCGCAATCGCCGCTTGCACCCGAGTAGCCCGATCTGGCTCTCTCCCCGCCGCTCTCACCCGCTTTTTCTGAGCTTCTACATCTGCGGGAAAAGGAACATCAACGCCAGGAAGTTTCTTCTCTCTTGCCGCCTTTCTCTCTGCGGCTTCCTCTGCTCGCAGGGCTTGGTCAATCTGCTTGGTCACATCTACCGCTTCCAGGATGGCCTGCTGAGCCATCCCAAGCTTGTACTCCTGGGGGAGTTTGCTAACGTCAATTCCTGCGGCAGCCAATTTTGCGAGCGAATCGGCATAGGCTACCTGCATGGTTTCAAGGTCGGCCTCGGACTCCTCTAGGACTTTAAGCGGGCCTGCCAGTTGTCCAATCAGCTTGTAGGTAGCCTTGGAGCGTTCAAGCTGGTCTTTCTGTGCCGTTCTCTGCTCGCCTGCTGCGGCCCTTTGCTCCGCTGCAAACTTCTCTCGATACGCGAGGCCCGCGAGAGGAGCATCCTGTTGAAGTCGCCTAAGAATGTCAGCATTGGTGCCCCCTGCTCCCACGGCACCCCGAATCGCTTGCATCCTCGCTCTTTCCCTTTCCATATCCTCTAGTGTTTGCTGGTTGATCTGGCCGCGCTGTTGCAAGCGACGCAGGTTGGCGATACGGGAAAAGGCTTGGATGGGGTCAAAGGGACGAGGGATTCCCCGCGCCGTGATAGAAGGGTCTGTGCGAAAGAATGCTCCCATTACTGCCTCCTTAACCCATGAAAAATTCCCTGACATCCTCTGGGCCGGGTTTCCGCTGCGCCAACCGGCTAAGCGCCAGCCAATTCAAGCTAGTGTTCACTCCCTGTCCGATGCTTTGCCCTAGAGCAGAGTAACCCGAAGCCCTGGCCGCTGCCGCCGATGTGATTCCTCCGATTTGGATTCCCGCAATGTCACTCGCTGTTCTCGCGCCTATGTCTCCGAGTTGAACGCCGGTGGCCTGCCCTGTGCCCGACAAGCCCGCCAGGAAGTTGTAGCGAGTCATACGATTCTCTTGGAAGCGCCCGTAGGCTCTGCCAAATTCATCCGAAGCAACCCCCTGACTGTAGCGCGTCAAGGCTTTTAGTGTTCCGCCAGAAAACGACTGACCGCGCGCCGCCGCTGAACGCTCTAATGCTTTCGCCCCTTCTGCCAAACGAAACTCATATCCTGGCTCGGTTTCAAAATCTTCCAAACCGAAGTCCTGCATCAACGAACCAAACTCGGGGTCGGTTTCCTCTGGGCCGCCGCCGGGTGCCGCCGCGCTCCGAAAACGGGTAGGGTCAAAGTCAAACCCATCTTCATCCGCGAAACGGCTCAATCTCCCAAAGCGGTCCCCGTCCCGCAGGTCGGCAGAATCGAAACCCCCAGGGAACCCTCCGACTGCGGGCTGCCCTGTCGGTTGGCCTGACAAGCCCAGCAAAAACTGTAGGCGCTGAACTGCTGCCGTGCCTGCCCCTAGCCAGGGGGCGAGATTCTGTTGGGTGATGTCAAATTGCCTGCGTTCTTCCGCAACACCGACTTCTGTGGCGCGTTCCGCTGCTCGGGCTTGTTTGCCAGCACCTTTAGCAGCCAAAACACCACTGGCAACCGAACCAGCCGCCGAAGCTACTCCTAGCCCGATAGCAAGCGCAGTTCCGATCACAGCCAAGCCCACATCTTCGGGGGCGCTAGGAAAGATTCGAGAGAGCAGAAAGGCAATCGGCCACAGCAAAAACATTGCGCGGTTCTTCATGTTGACTGCTCCTCAGCAGGAAACGAAGCAAACAGAACCACGTCGCACTCTTTGCCCTGCCGTCGCGTTTCACGCTTCAACTCACCTTCGAACGTGGCCCCCAAGCGCCGAAGGAAGATTCGGTAAGCGCGATTGTCACTTAGGGCCATCCAGCGAATCTTTCTCGCTCCCTCAGAGAAAAACCGCTGTAAGGTTATCTTGGTGGCTTCCAGTTTCTCCGCTGACTTCAAAGAATCGCGGTCAAATACCAGATGGCCAGCATATACTCGGTCGCCCACATGCTCTCCCCACACACAACCAACTACAACTCCATTCTGCATAATGGCGTAACTCTTGCCCCCAGCCGCTTGGTCCTGTCGTGCCTTCGCTACCAATTCTTGAAAGGTTTGCGGGCTAAAGTCGTCCACCATCTGCTCTCTGAATTCTGCCATCCAACTCCAAAAAGCCGGGAAGCACTCCTCTGGAAAGGGAGAAACAATCTCGTACTTGGACGCGATTGCTGTTGGTGCCATTACGGGTCTTTCACTCCCAGCAGATGCGCGGTGCCGTCAGCTTTCTCCGCTGTCACATTCGTCAGCCGAACATCGAACCCCGCAGCCACTTTGTTTAGAATCGTGAGCGCCCCGCGCTTGGTGGATTCCAGCGCACTCAAAACCGTGTAGTTGTTGTCGGGAAAGGCCGAACTCCAGGTAAAGGCGGTGTCGGCAAAATCCCCTGCGTTGGCCGTCGCCGGTTGATTCAGCGATTGTCGGCCAAACTTGATGTTAGAAGCAGGGACGATCCCAGCATCCGCTAGTGTCTTGCCAATGAAATCGCTCTCAGTGGCATCCCAGACTGCTAACTTCTCGCTCGCGCTGCCGACAATCGCGCGCTGCGCTGATAGGTTGGTCCGCGCGGTGGGGGCATCTACCGCGCCCGTGCCGCCCGTTGCTACTGCAATCGGCGGGGTAAGCTGACCAGGGTCAATCTCGCCCGTGATGCTGACCGCTGAACCCAACACGCTAATCGGCGCTGTGTCGGTTGCCCCGCCCAGCTTCTTGTACTGGCCTTGAAACCACGCAACCCACGGGCGTGTGAGCCGCCCGTCCTTATCGGTCAGCGGCTCTCGTATGGGCGGTTCGGCGCGCATCTGCGGATAGGTCGGCATCAGTTCCTTAAACCTTCGGCCTCAAGCAAAGCTGAAATCAAAGTAACCGGCACAGGATCGGTAATCGTCACTTCCAAGACAAAATCTCTCGCCTGTCCAAGCCTATTCCACTTGGCCCGATGCAGGAATTTCCCCTGCTTGCCTGCACTGACCCAATGCTCATTGCCCCAAGAGTGGGCGCCGTCACGCGAAATTCTGAGCATCACCTGCGGGTCTTTGCCTTGCCCGCTTGCCAACCCCATTCCAGTTTCCATATCAAGCTGAAAACTGTGCAGGATGAGCCGCCGGCCATTCGCATTCAAGTGAGGTGCGCGGCGCTGGCGAGTAATGACTACGCCATCATCGGTATAAACCAAATCGCTCAATTCATACAGGTTGCCGTTTTCAAAGTCGTCCACAATATGCCGTCCGCCGGCAAAGGCGTGGTTCTGGGCGCGGTGGCGGGTGTGGGTGCCGTCCGAGGCGGTGTAGTCACGCTCATGCCACAAGCCCGTAGAAACATCGAGCACCCAAGTCGTCTCTCCCCCAGCGTTTAGTACGTAAAACGAGTGCCCGCCAGACTGATAAGTGTAGGAAGTCGCGCCCGAGGTGTCACCGTAACCGTCAATCGCCTTCTCGACCGCGTGGGTGCTGACGCGGCGCGGTTGGTAGCCCTCTGCTCGAAAGACCATGTGTTTCCCGTTGACATCTCTCTGCAACCAAAACACTGAGTTGTCCATCTTTTGCGCTGTGTCTTTCGCAGCAATCCCATGCTCCAGAAACTCTCGGCGCTCAAAGGGAAAATCCGACGCGCCGGAGTTGAAATAGACTTCGCTGGAAGTTCGGCCGAACAACCACAATTCCCGGTGGTCAACCAGCAAAGTTAGCAGTTCGTCGGTGGCACCTTCTTTGGTGGCAAAGTCCAGGCCATCCCAATCGGTAGCGCCGGCGAGCGCGGAGATCCAAAACTTGCGCGTGCCGACTTCGGAGACAATCAGGTATTGATCCACAAAAGCGCAGGCTGACGCTTTGGGAAAGTCGGGATCGGTGATTTCGGCAAAGGTATTGGTAGAAAATCTGAAGGTGTAGCCTTTCACGCCATCCACGACCAAAAGATCAATGCCGTTGTCAGCCATTCCGACCTGCCCGGTGCTGGAACTGAGGGTTCCGTACTCAAGGGCGGCGGTGAGGGTGATTTCGTAGAACTTGCTTCCGCTTACGGCAAACAGCCTTCCATTGCCCGCAGCGTAGAGCCCGCGTCCTGGCCCTGCCAAGGTAGCGATCCTTGTCAGTCCTGGAGTCGAAACCAGCGCAGCAATCTCGCGGTGCTTCCCAGTGCCAATTTCGTTCAGCTCAGGAAATAAATTCAGGCTTTTCTGCGCGTCAACCGACACTGAGCGCAGGGTGTAAGAAGGTCCGATAAATCCGACGAACGGTGCCATATCAATTCCAGTCGTAGCTCTTAATATTCCAGCGTCCTGCTCCTCGTTCCAGCAGGGCCGGGTCCACGCGCAATTCCGGTGTTTGGCTGTTGATGCGTTTGACGTTGGCTTTGCTCTGCACCGCAGCCACAGCAACAACCGCAGGCACGGTCTTGCCGTACTCAGGAGCCAGCCGGATTGCCAGCTCGTACATGATCGCATCGGCGTAACCGGGCGGAAAAGCCATTTGCTGATTGATGTTGGAAATTTGGCCCAGCAGGTTCCAAGAGTAAATCACAATGTCGTAGTTCTTGTCGGTTACGGGCCAGAGGTAAATCTTCCCCAAAGGATGATTGGCCTCGTAGTAGAGAATGTGAGGTCTGCCGGTAGTGGTCTTGTCGGCAATGCGAGTCCAGCGGTCGAGCTGCCAGATGGTAGTGGGATACTCGATCTCGTTTTCCTTAATGAAAACCTGGCCGGGTTCAATCCGTTGCGGGCGCACTTGGTCTAGGCTTCCCCCGGGGCCTATCTCCAAAGTGGAAGTGGCTGCGCTGATAGTCCAAGCATTGCGATTCACCACATGGACAAGCAACTCCTCGGTGTTCCAGTTGTCCAGCATCCCGTTGATTTCTTCCAGGGCATCGGCCAGTTCATTCCCGTTCAGTTCTTGTCCGCTTTCAATGACACCCAGCTTACGCAAAGCCCTTTTGACGAGCTTCGCCCCGGTAGTGTTGTGCTGGTAGATCGCGTAGGGTGAGAGAAGGATTGGCATTTAGGTCGCCCCTGTAGGAATCGGATAGAACCAGATGCTTGTGCTGGGGACAACTTGAACTTCAGGAAACGCCTCTTTGACCGCGCGCCCCACACTAGGCCAGTCATAATCATGGCCGCAGAGCAATCCGCCTGGAGCAAGGCGGTGCCGCCAAGTTTCTATGTCGCGGCGCACGGCCTCATAGGAATGGTCGCCGTCCACAAATACCATGTCCGGTTTGAGGTCGTTTGGGCCAGTCAACCATTCAGGGGGGAAATTCTCCGTCTCTGCGTGGTCGCTCACAATCGGTGTCACCTTGCCAGAGCTAATCGCATCCTTCAGGTTGGCGCAAAACTTCTCATAAAGGTCCGTGCTGGAGGTCAAAGAGTTATCCCGCCAAGGTTTCCAAAGGTCAATCGCCCAAACTTTGCCTTCTGTGTTTTCTGCCAAGGCAAGAGTGGAGCGCCCAAGGTGAGAGCCGAGTTCAACGATGCGCTGGTGCTGGGAGGCTTGTTCAACCAGCCACTCCAATTCTTCAAGGTTCATCCAGCCTGGCAGTTCCGCATAAGGTACTAAGCGGGTAAGGTCTTTGGCTCCCCCAGGAAGCCGTAGAAGATGCTCATGGTAATTGCCCTTATAGGACTTACTGCCAATGTGCTGAAAGTCAATGTTCGGATATACCCAAAGCGTGCCGTTGATGTCCCGCCACCGCTGACAAAAGGCGTAGTCCTCTGTTCGGAAGCGCCGTCCGAAGGCACCCATGCCGAAGAAATCAAATGCTTCTTGGCCCGCTCCGCTGTCCACTTCGATCACGCTTTCCTCGTACTTCAGTTCCGGGTATGATTCAGCCAGCAGGTCGAACACTCCCCGCTTGATCCGCATGAAGCCTGCTGGTAGGAAAATAGCTTCAATCAGTCCATCGCGTCCCAAAGGCACGCCGTCCTTAGTCTTGAGTCTTACCGGGAAACCACCCTCATCGCGTTTCAGGGGGTAGATTCCGGCAACAATCGACTCAGAGCGTTCCAAGATTTTCACTACAGCCGCCGGGTCAAATCCCACATCTGAGTCAATGAAAAAGAGGTCGGTCGCCTCGGCATCTGCTAAGAACATTGCTACCAAAGTGTTGCGTGCTGTATTGATGGAACCGCACTGGCAAAGTGTGAATAGTTCGTGTGGGATGCCTTTCAGGTCAAGAATGCGCTGCGTCTGCATCAAGCTCAGCGCACACTCCATCTGGAGCGTCCCCGGAAGCGCGGGGATGGCAAAGATAACCTTCATAGAGCTATGGGGGCGGACGAACCGCCCCCCAGCTTTACGCCTTGACCGCGCCCAAAGCGATCAACTTGGTCCGCAAGTCATTCGCTAGGGTTTGGGTTGTAGCCGCGTCGGTGCCCGCGGCCGCAATCGCCGCCTGTACGACCGGAGTAACCCCGTAAAGGCCCACCTTGTCGGTGGCGGACTGTCCGAGGCTGGTTCCATCCGGGGTATCCCTGCTGAGTTCCCTTTTTGCCATTTTTGGCTTCTCCTTTTCCGGCTATTAGCCGTCCGCGTGTATGCGAACTGCCAGCTCTGGCCGGATGGTTTTGAAACCGTACAGCACGTCAATACGGCACGGGACGGTGAGGTTGGTGATGTCGAGTTGCCGGGCTATGCTCATCGAGATACCGTCCAGTTGTTCTCGCTTGCCCCAAGCACCGAACTTGCTCACATCCACCAAGTCTGCGGTCACAAAGGTGAAAGCATCCTTGTGGTAAGCCACCGAGTTGTTGAGCAATTCGCTCGCGCCAGCGCCCACCTTCACAATCGCCTTCCCGTCACCAGCAGCGGCGCTGACGTTCTGCTTGGCTCCAGTCGCCACAATCGCCGGTGAAATCGCCAGCGAACTTGCGCTTCCGCCAGAGTCGGCAGTCACAGCAAACTTCTTCAACACGCCAGTGCTGGCCTTGGTTTCCGGGTGAACTGAGAAAACATCCGCAATCGTGAAGATGTCACCCTTGAAGAAGGTGGTTGTTCCGGTTTTAACAGCCAGCACAGCGCCAACTACTGGGTTGTCGGTCACGTAGCCGGTGGTTTTGGCTGCTGTGCCGGTGGTGTGGTTTCCAATATGGCTGCTCGACATGATGTCGAAATCGCACACATTGGTAATCACCCCGCGTCGGATTTGCTTCGAGATGTCCCCGCCAGGGTTGAACAACCCCTTGGTGGCGACGTTGTACTTGTTGACGTGCTTGTTACTCAACAAGGCGAAGCGGCTTTCCGGCGGCGCAATGTTGTCGTTCAACGCCTCTTGCGCCGTCGAAAGGTGGATGAAATCAAAGGCGGCGGCATCTCCATCCACGATGTTCGCAATGTCCTTGTACATGGAGAGTGCGTCAGCTTCGAGTTCGGCAACCAGTCGTGCCACCGCTGGCTCGACATACCGCCCAGAGAAGTCGTCAATGGTCAGAGTGAGGTCTGTCACCGGGAAATCGAAGTCCACGCCCTTGACTGTAGAAACGGTCAAAGTCTGGGTTTCTTCTTCGACGTCCTTAACAGACATCACCACCCCACTGCGGACGGTGAATTGGTTAGGCATACGGATGAGCAAGCTCGGGCCGATCTTTCCGCTCGGACTTGCGCCGCTGTTGGCAAACCGGGAATCATATTCCCGGTTGATACTTCCAATGAACTTCGCCTTCTCATGGAAGTACGCCAACGCGCGGCGAACAATGATGGTCGGACTCAGTAGTGTCTGGGCCATGATAAATCACGCCTCCTAGCGTCTTTTGGCCTGGTGAAGCCGATACCATTCCTTTGTCGAAAGCCTGTCGCTTTCCGGCGAATCCGGGTTGGGACTCGTCGTGCCACTCGGCTTTCTGATAGGAGTGGGCGGCTTCGGCGCACGCGACACAAGAGGAGTTTGGGTTCCAGTTTCTTTTCCCTTCTCCTCTGTGTTTTCTGCGAGACTCGCCGCGATACCGCCCAACGACATCACCGCTACCTGCGGAGGCAGCTTGGCGATTCGTTGCAGCTCATCCGGGTGTTGTCCGAGGTAGTAAAGCAGTTCTGGCCCCTTCTCAGAGGCCGCAATAGCCGCAGAGATTTGCTTGGTTGCCGCGGTATTTAATTGCCCCAACATACCCAAAGCAGCGTCCGCCAATCCTTCGTAGCTTTTGTCTTCCTCCTTTTCATCCAGGGGCGGGGCCGGTAGAGTTTCTGCAAACGCAGCTTCACGTTCCAGAAACGCTTGGTTTTGGCTCTGCTGCTCTGTTTGGGCTTGGGTTGCATGCTGGGTCGCATCGCGTTCTGCTAGGCGTTGATTCACCTTCCAGTCTGCCAACGCTTCGGTGAAAGCAGCACTATCCAAGCCGCCGCCATCTTCTTCCTTGAGTTGGAAGTCCTCTTGTCGAGGCTTGGGCTTACCACCGACAACGGCAACTTCTTCCTTCTTCCTTGGCTGCTCCTTGCCTGCCAGCGCTTGTTCGCGCCAGTATTCGGCTTCGGCCTGGGCTGCTGACCGTTGTGCGCTCAGCTTAGCAATGCGACGTTGAAAGCCACCCGGTCGCTTGGGCTTTGCTTCTGTCTCTGCTTCTGCTTCCTCGGCACCCGTGTCTTTATCGGGCGTTTCTCGTTTGTCCGGCGTTGCCGATTCGTCCGACTTTTCTTTTTCGTCCTCGGTTGTGCCAGGGGTTTCTACTTCTTTTTCTTCTGCCCCAGCTTCTTCCGTGGCCACGGCTGTTTTTTCTTCTGCACTCATCGAAAGCCTCCGATGGAGTTTTCCCAGCGTTTATCCCCGCTGGTGGGGAAAACTTTTGAGGCCCAAAAACAAAAAAACCCGACACCCCATCTCTGGGGGTCGGGCTTTGTGCCCCTGATTCCGGCGGCTATTGCCGCTCTATGTAGTTGCTACTACCTGTTGTTCAATCCTCCTAATTGGAATCGGAAAGGAGAACTTGTTGACATACTTGCAAACATGGCATTTGACCTTAATTTCTCCTTTCTCGATATTGCGGCTCTCCAACAAGAACCGTCCGCATCTCTTACACCTCACGTCGGCCATCATGGGATTTCTTTGGCCGTCTGCGCTGCCTCTTTCGCTTTCTCAGCAACATTCACCTGCAACCGCGCTTTCAGCGCATCTATCTCTGTCTTTAGTAGCGCAATTGCCTCGCTGCTGTCAAGCCTGAGTTGCAGTTGGGCCATCTGCGCGTCTAATTTATCCCTTTCAATCCCCTGGCGGCCTTCCAACTTTTTATTTTCTTCGGTGCTCTTGTCGAGTGCCTTGGTCAAAGCCTCAAGCATCTGGCTCATCTGTTCCATTTCGGCCTTGGCTTGCGGCGGAATGGGTTGCTTCCCGTCTTGCAGTTCAAGCCTTTCCCGCAGGCGCTTCGCCAATTCCTGTGCTTTTGGAATATCGAGGCTTTCTACCAGAAGGTCGCCGCCGATTTCCATGAGAGCGGGGAAATTGCGGGTGAGCTCAATCATTGAGGCGGCGGCAGCTTGACGTTTGGAGCCGTAGCTGGGACCGGCAGCGCAAATAACGTCATACTTCCCAACGTCAAGTTTGTAGTGCTTGGACTTGCCATTGTCTCCGTTGTCTTGAAACTGTTTATTCACTTGGACAATTTTCTGTTCGTCATCCTCCCCGATGATGCGAACCATCCTAGGCGTATCGTAAATCCTTGGGACCGCGTACACCAAGATACGGCAACTGTGCTCAATCGAGCGCCGGACGTTGTCGCTGTAATGGAAATTGGTAGTTTCGCCCTGCTGGGTGCGAGCCATGATAGCCCGCCCGCTAGTTTCATTTGACGGAGCACCAAGTTGCGGCGGGTACATCCCGATAACGCCACTGAGGTCATTCTCGGCTTCCCGTCTTGCTTGGACTATGGCACCAATATCCGGGCTCGCCTGTAGGCGTTGTGGAAGAGGGGCGATTTGACCACCAAGAGTGATAGGTTTGACTTCCAGATAGGCGAAATTCTTTACGTTGGCTTCGGCCCACTCTTTCTTGTGCCCCTCAAACTGGCCTTCATAGCCGACTACCGGGGCTTTGGGTGTTAGCGCGATGGCCTCCGTTTCAGCCGAAGCCATGTAATTTAATTGGCGCTGTGGGTCTTTGGCAAAGCGAATGATCCCGCTGAGCTGTAACTTACCTTCGATTTCTATTTCATCCCCGATTACCTTGACAATCGGAATCCACGGTCCCGGCCAATCGTCTCGTTCCAAGACTTCGATGGCATTGAGCTTGCACCATTTGATAGTGGGAATTTTGGTTTCACGGCTCTCGATGATTCGGGCCTTATCGAGATTGAGGAGTTTGGCTTGACTTTCGAGAATCGGCAGCGGGCCTTGTGCAGTTTCAACCAGCAAGAGTTTGTCGCGTTTGTAGTCGCGGTAGTAATACTGCACAACCCTTATCCCGCCATCCTTGCCTACCCAATCGGATTCGGGGTCGCCATGCGCTTGCCAATCTTCAAGTCCAGCTACATCGGCCTCGGGATAGACTTCTTTGAATTGCTCTTTGGTGGCGAACTGTTCGGTGACGAAACCAAACTCAGCATCGGAACCATCTGGCTCTTGCAGGGAGGGGTCGAGATAAATGCTGAAAGGATTTCGGACTCGCACGATGCGAAGGTCTTGGTCGAAACTCATCGGGCTGGAATACTCGGTCGTGATGTGCCAGTAGCCCCACCCCATTGCCGCAGCATAGAAAGCTGCGGTGTCATAAGCTATCGGCGCGTGGCTTTGGACTTCGATGTGCCGGATGATTCCCTGGAGAACTTCGGCGGTGGGGATGTCGGCCTTGTCGTCCACTGGCAAAACGTGAGCAGAAACGCGATTGGAGCGTTGCGGATTGGTGGTTTGCCTTACAAACTGCGGCAGGCGATTGATGGTGTGGCAGGGACGGTCATTCCCTTTCCGCTGATCCCTAATCTCTTGAGGCCATTGGTCGCCGTTCAAGAACTTCAAATCTTCCACGGCTTCAAGCCGTTGCTCATTTTCGGTGTCCACACACTGTTTGAAACGCTCGTGCGCTTCTGCAATCAGCTTTTCGTCGGCGGCTTCGGTCGCTTTCTTTTCGTCGTCGTCGTGGTGTTCGTGTTCTGCCATCGCTTCCCCAAAAAACAAAAAAGCCCGACATCCCGCTTGCACGGGAGTCGGGCTTCAAACTGCCCCTCAATTCCGGCGGCTATTGCCGCTCTATGATTCTGCTACTGCTTGTTCAATCCTCCTAAGACTTCCGATGCTTAAAATAATCTACTTGGGCCAGCCGACGCAAGGCCGAAAGTTTGGAGCGATACGGTCCGCCCAAATTCCTGCCCTTCTTGCTCACTACCTTGTAGCCTTTTTTGGTTTTGCGAATCATTGCTCTATGTACCTCACCGGCCAGTAGGGTAAAGCCCACTGAGGCAGCCACCCTTCTTTCAGCAACTCAAACCAATTGCTCGGCACCGACACCACTGAAACCTTCCCAGGCTTGTTTTTCCTCGCTTGCTTCACAACGCTGCGTTGCAACTCTCTCCTTTCTTTTCTACTGAGGTGGGGAACACTGGCCGGATTGATTCTGCACTTTCGCAGCACATAGCGCCGGAGTTCTTGCCGGGTGAGAATGCGTTTCGGTCGTAAGATGGTCATGCTCTGAGCCACGAGAGTTCGGATTGCATACCAATGTACTCAGGCTTCCGATCTTCCTCTGCCACCGCAATTTGCACCGCGAAACTCATTGCAAGCATATCTCCCAAATCGGGAGAAGCCAACCCTCTTCTTTTCATATCCTTTTTGCGCTCCAAAAGAATCTGCCCTTTGTTGGAAGTGAGGTATTCCGGCCCAATCAAATCGTCCTCCAACTCTTGCAGGTCAGGAATTTCCGCGCCTTCTCTGAGCCAATCGCGCATCAAGCCCCAGATTTCCGCTCGGCGGTTGAAGTATTTTTCCGACTTGTTGGCCTTCTCCGCGCCGTGGAACTCAAAGCAGCGGAACCCACGCGATTTCAGTTGGTCAACTACGCCCGCGCCCAAGCCGTCGCCATCCACTACAACTGCGTTGGGTTTCTCGCTGAGGATGAAGTCAATCGTGCGCTCGGCTACTTGGACGGTATCCAGGCCGTGATATTTCTTCAACAGGATTGCCTTGCGCCCCTGACGAATCCCAATCACTGTCTGGTCGTCCCCAAACCGTGCCACATCTACACTCAGAATTTTCGGCAGTTTTTCATAGCCCAAAGCTTTGTACTTTCGTGCGGCTGTAACCAAATCGGACGGAATGAATTGCCGGCTGGACTGAGAGGGGAACAGCCCGCGCACCCAAATTTTAACGTGATCCTCTTCCTCGCCCCCGTAGTCCTCAACCTCTTTTGCGATTTGCTCCTTGTTGGTTCCTTCTACCGTTCGGCTGTCAATCTGATAGGTTTTCCAGCGGTGCTTCAAACGGCCGAAGCACTCTTTGAACCGTCCGGTGTTTCGGGTGGGATTCCCAAAGGCGAGCCAAATAATTACAGTGTTTTCATCGGTCAAAGCGCCGTCGGTTACTTCCCAAATCTTGTCAGCAATCCTAGAAGCCTCGTCAAAAATTACAATAATCATTTTCCCTAGATTGTGCAGACCAGCAAAGGCTTCGGGGTTATTCTCCGACCAAGCGATGCGATCCATGCGCCACAGCCGCTTCCGATTGTTGTCCTTGATGGAGATCGTTTCGGCTTCCTGATTGAACCAATGGGAATTGAGTGCTAGGTTGAACCATTTGTTGACTTCCGGCCAAGTTTTCGTCCGTAGCTGCGGCTCGGTGTTCGCCGTCAGAACTATCTTGCAATCCTCACAGACAGTCATGCCCCATTGAGAAACCATCCCGACCAGGGCAGACTTGCCAATCCCTTTGCCGGAAGCGACTGAAATCAAGAGAGGTTGGAACCGTGTTTCGGGATTCCTGAGATGATCCCCAATTGTAGTTAGAATATCCGCTTGCCACACTCGCGGCCCTTCTACCCCGGCCAAATCCCCCTCGCCCCACGGCATGATGTATTTGATATAGCCCAAAGGGTCGCGCTCGGTTATAAACCGGCAGATGTCGTCCAGCAGTTCCAACTCCGCGCGCTGCGCTTTGACGTCTGCTCTCATGGTTTCATTCCCATGTGTCGCAAGCCAGCCAGTATCAGCCTAGAGCCAAGCTGCGCCCTATCCTCACAGGTCGTCCAGTAGGTCGTTATGTTCTTTGAGCGGTCCTCCATGCAGACAATCACGGTTTTGATGCTGGGGTCGGATTTGGCGATTCTAAGGCACTTCTGCAACTGCTCTACCACTTCTCTGTGGTCGGCTTGGGGCAGCGTCTCCAACACCCTGATTTTGTCCGTGGCTTTCATGGCTCCTCACATGCTGGAGAGTAGTTTTCGCATAGAGGACGCTGGCCCTCTGCAAGCCGTGACGCTTCTAGGGTGGGCGGGAAAATCTACCCATCAGGAGTCCTCGTCGGTGCATTCCCGATCTGTCGAAATTTTTGGGAGCGGGAGTGGTGTATCGAAAGTTGGTGTGTCAAGCCCGCCCCGATTCCTCGTCCTGAGCCGAAGCAGCGCCGCGTCCGTCGCTCGTGGCGCCTTTGTAGCCCTCCCACACTTCGCAAAAGTTTTTGCAGAAATTCAAAGACCTCCCCGGGAAGGATGAGGGGATATACTCCTTGACGGCGGGGGTCGCGCTCGGTTTTATGGGGGGTGGGGGGTCTGCTGGAGGGCTGAGGTCGGTTCGGTTCGCTTCGCATCCTAGTTGACATATAACCCACTATCGGAAGTAAGGTTTGTTCACTCCGTTGGGGTTACGGGTTCGGGCTCTTTATCAGAAGGGGCAACCACTACCTGTTGTGGTGCTCGCTCGTATTCCCGGCGTCGTGCTGCCTGGATTCGGGTCGCCAGGACTGCCACCTTGACGTTGATTTCCTTCGGTGCGAACGCTCCGACAAACTCGCCGGCCAGTCTGATTGCTTTGAGCCTGATGTCGTGCGCGATCATCTTCTTGGAGTACACCAGCTCGCCATCCTTCTGACAGAGAAAGACTTTGGTTTCTTTCGCGTCAAGTGCTTGCTTCACTCTCTTTGCCAGCTTCTCAGTTGTGACGCCAGCAGCTTCAAAGATGCGGGTTAGTTCTCTCTCAGTCTCAGGCCGCTTAAGTATCTTAGAGCCTGTGTCGTGGGCTGAGATTGGGCTATAACCTGCCTTGATTGCTGACTGAGTAGCATTGCCCTGTGTAGGAGAGTTAGGGTCGGTGTAGTTACTGATGACCTGTCTGTGCTTGGGGGAAAGCTCTGTTCCCTGGCCTATGCTGCGGCGGTCTATTGCGCCGTTCTTGGTGGTTTTGTAGGCTCTGGGCTTGCTGATTCTGCGCTTCATTCTGCGGTGCTTCTTCATCTTGGTTTGATTATCAGTCCGTCAAGGATGACACGACCCTGCGAATTATTAGACTGGATATGTTGCCAGTAAGATAGGTGCGCGCGCAGCATCTCTAAGTAAACCTGAATGAACACTGCATCTAGGTTCTTCATGGGCCTAATTCTGCCTCTGAGAGCTTTAGGCTGTCAAGGGTCTGTTGGGCGGGGTTCGTCGGCCTAGGGCTGCTGTGGCGTCTCTGAGGATCTATCCTGAGAGTTTCCTAGTCTGTCTGGACTTACGCTTTAGGTTCTCTATTGACAAAGTAAGCGTGCTGTGTTATGCTGGTGTTTGTGATGGAGGCAACTGCAATGACTATGACACCGTTCCTAGCTTTTCTGGTTTTCTTCGGCGGCTTAACTCTCCTGTTAATCGTTCTCGCCGTCCTAATCAACGGCACATTCTTTGACTAGGGAAGGAAGGTGAACCAATGGCAAAGTACACACAAGAAGAAAGGCAAGCATGGCGCCAGCGGCGGCTGCGGTCCACTGAGGAAGTGGTCGCTGTCTGCGCGTCTAATCCTGCCATTCAACCTCATGCCCGCATCGTTGGGTCGTGGGTTTGGGTGGAGTTTCCTGACAAGCCCGCTAGGGGAGTTCTGGCTTGGCTGCGGTTCGAGGGTTTCCACTGGAGCAGCAACCGGCAGGCTTGGCAGCATCCGTGCGGAGTCTTTCGGCCCAGGATGCGGGCTGGCGATCCGCGCGATTGCTACGGCTCCACCCCACTTAACAACGAGCAGCAGGTGTTCGACGACGAAGCAATGGAACGTGCACAAGGGGTGCTCTGATGGGAATAGTTACTTGCGGGATCCATCCACGGAATAGGTGTTGCTGGCGGTGCGATAGGTGTCCACGGTGCGAACCGGAAACCGGCCGACTGGTTCGTGGCGACTATTGCCGGCGCTGTATTGAGGAACTGAAATCGCGCGGCTACGTTTGGGACCGCTACGCGCAGAACTACGTCCCACCAGGAGACGGGGTAAGACTCTAGCACTCGCCGTCTGCATCCTCTGGGGTGCAGGCTGAGAACTGCTATGGCAAAGCGTAAGCGTCAACTGAGGCTGCTGGGGGATAAGGAGCCGGGTACTGCGGCGCTCTTTACGTCCGACCAGTTTCCCTACGATACGCCCGATGAAGTGGCCTACAACGCCCAGCGCAAGAAAGAGGGTTTGTTTGTACTGAATCCAGAAGAAGAACAGGGAGGAAAAGAAGATGAACGAGATTAAGCAGAAGCTAACCGAGAAGCAGAAGCGAGAGTATATACAAGCGAAGTACAATGAATGCCCGTTTTGCTCCTCTCCCCACATCAGCGCAGATTTTAGCGCACATGAAGGCTTGCAGGCATGGAGGACGGTGCGCTGTCAGGATTGCAAGGGAGAGTGGCGCGACGTTTATATCCTGCACACTGTCGAGGACGTTGACTAGCCCAGTGCCCGGCTGCTGGCCGCTCTACGGAGTAGGCCAGTGAGCGGATACTTCCGCTGAGGTGAAATGATGGGCTGCGATATACATGCACACACTGAAATCAAGGTAAATGGAGAGTGGCACCACTACTCTCAGCCAGATATTGGCAGGGACTACGCGCTCTTTACCCGGATGGCAGGCGTTCGGGAGGCCGAAGGAATAGAGACAATCGCAAGTCCGCGTGGACTGCCAAGTGATATAACCTTCACGACTCGCTTTGACGCTGAGCAGCACTGGGGCGTTGATGGACACTCCCACTCTTGGCTGGGCTGTAAAGAATTGGCCGCGCTGGTCGAGTGGTACGATGAACGCCACGCTGATAAAGATTGGCTCGGCTGGGAGTTTCGTGGTTTGGGTTATCTCTTTGGGAACCGCTGGGACTTTCACACAAATTCGTATGACTATCCAGAGGGCTTACAAGACGCCCGGATCGTATTCTGGTTCGACAACTAGCCCCAACTCCCAGCCCTTCAGGAGCTTTACGGAGGGTTGGGGGGAGTGCTAGAGTCTAAGCACGCTATGGCTAAACTTTTCCTGCTGAGGTCGTTGCCATGCAAATCCTAACGGCATTCGAGTTGGATGAACGGGACAGAAAGGCCATTGCCCTCTTTTACAAGAAGAAAGGGTTGGCTGATAAGGGGCGTTGCACGCTCTTTGTGATTATGGCTATTGAGAGGGAACTTGAAGATGCCTTAGAGGAATTGGACGAACACGAACACAAGAAGAAGGTCAAGAAGAGGCCAAAGAGAAAATCTCGTGGCTAACTGCCCTAAATGTGGAGTCAAGCTAGTCTCCTTCTGCCCTGCGTGTCGGGGGCGGAAGGGCGGCAAGGTCAAATCCAAAGCCAAGACCAGGGCCAATCGTCTGAGAACAGGGCGACCGCGGAAGTGGCCCAAGTGCAAGCTGTTCCGCTCCCATAGGTTCTCGATCTGGACCAACAAGTGCCGGTGCGGATTCGTGCGACCGAAGCCTACCACTAAAGAATTGCGGCGAGTGTACAACAAAGCTCATCCCCGCGCCTGATCCCTGGTGTTCGCGTGGCTTTTACTCTTCCCGCTGTCCTCACTCGTTCGCGGCTCGGTGAGCCCCCGCTACGTTACATTGTTCGGGTCAGAACCTAGATTCCTTTCCACTCGGCATCACTCCCTTCTTGCGCTGGTTGCGCCTATGGACAACTAAGCCCCTTCAACTTGAACATCCTCTCGGCTTGGTGTTGCCCTTGCTCTTTGGTTTCAAATTCCCCATAACCGCCACCGCGCACGAAGACTGCCCACTCCCCTCTGCTGTTCAGCCTCACTGTCCCGTCATCCATGCGTCCACTCGCCAGGCACACCCAGGCCCAGTTGTCTTTGTAGAGAGAGTCAGAAATCCTTTTCCATTCCTGCTGCCCTCTTGCTTGTGGCGGCGGTTTTTCGGTAGAGCAGCCAAAAGACACGAACACGACGAAGAGCAATGCGGCCAGTTGTTTCATTTCAATCCTTCCTTCTTGCGCCTGTTGCGCTCACTTCCGTTCCTCTACCATCAGTTTGTAGCAATCTGGGCAAGTCGTGAAGTAGGAACTGCTCCCATCTTCCCAGTTAGCGTGGCCTGTTGGAAATCTTCTACGATGCGGACAGAGCCATTGCGCCAACCAGTCGGGCCAAATTGTGAACGAGAGAATGTGTCTCCTTCTCCACCAACGGGACGGCGATTCATAGACGCCTAACATCATTCCTCCTACAAACTCCACCGTGCGGCCTTTGCTCCTCTGCCCGAAGCTGGTGTAGGTCCGCTGTAATCGGAAGCGGCCGGCAGACCTTCTCGTGCGTTCGGGTGCAATTCCCGCCCCCACATAAATCCGCCCCACACTGGTTGCAGCTTACCTTAGACTGCGCTCCGCAGTGGCAGGATTTCATCCCTTTCCCTCACTGGCGCGGGCCTTCTCTAGCTCAGAAATACGTTGTGGCCCCCAAGCTGATGGCTGCGGCGGATAATCAGGTAAGCACTTAGATTGCCACAGCCTCGCTTCATCTAACCGCTCTTCCCGCAGCAACTCTTCCAGCTTTTCAACAATGGCTTCAGGTTTGCATCCCATCTGCGGAGGGTCTTCAGGGTGGCCGTGGAGTAGCTTGACGAACCATACCGCTGCCCCTGTTGCCCCATCCCGATAACTGCGAGAACGCAACTCTTCCACACGCTTCTTGGCCTTGTCGAGCGGACTACCAACAGCGAACTCGCCCCCTTCAGTGAGTGCTTTGAACAACTGTTCGGCGGCATGAGGCAGTGCGGCTTCATGGGCCTTGTCGAGCAACTCTTCCAGGTCTTTGGCGGCGGGTTGGAGTGAGTGCATTGCATCGGCTGGGCAGGTTTGAACCTCAACGCGACCCTCTATTTTCATATCGTGAACCCATGCCTGATACCTCCCTTCCCAATTCTTCCCGCCAAACGACTGGAGGTAAGGCTTCTCTCCAGCGCGACACAGGGCACAGGTTGCATTGATACACGCCGCCAACACTTCCGCCCGAATGCGCTTGTCGTGTTCTCTGCCTTCTCTCCCAGCAACGCTCATACCTTCTCCTCCCCGCCCTCATCCACGATCAACTTGCCAATGGACTTCTTCTCAAGAGCAGCACTAGCCGCTTGGACTTCTTCTGCTGTTGGTTGACCCTTCTCCCTGCTACTAGCTGCAAGGTCTTTAGTGAGGTCGTCATAAACGTAACTTCTGGCAATCTCACACAACGCCACGAACACGGCATCCTTGTCGCGCTCTAGTTGCCCCAATTGAGAGTAAGGAACAAGGTCAGGGTGCGTGCGCTTCTCGCGGTCATATTCCACCCCATACACCCAGCTATTACTCAGGTACGCCTGCATCCAGCTACCGTGAAGTTCCTCTGGCGAATTAGACCTCTGTGGGCCACACTGGCGTTCAATTACTGCAAGGAATTGGTGACGGAAATCTTCCTCTCGCTCATTCCACACAACTGGAATAATTGGAGCTTTGGCCGCGATAGCCGCAATCCGTGCGGCGTCATAGACGAAAACTGCCCTACGCTCCACCAAGCTTGTCTCACTCATTTCTCCCCCTTGTCACCTGGCGCGGTGAGGTCGAGTTGGCGGATTGTGGAGGTACTATCTCTCACCGCCCTGATGTATCCTCTCTGCCGCTCATCCATTTCCTCACCCTCGCGCCACAGTTCTTTGACGGCCTTGACGCACATCTCTCTCATCTTCTCCCGCTCGTCGGCTAGGAGGCGCTCGATTTCAGCAAATAGTTCCCTAGAGAGTGCTGCTTCTCCATTGTCTCCAAGAAACATCGCAACCTTGATCATCGTGTCGGTCATTGCTTGATCTCCTTCAGGAGTGCGCGGGCTGCACGACACTTCGGATAATCACAGTCCTCCCATTCAAGGCCCTCGTGTCTATCGTGGTGATGACTAAAAATTAGTCTGTTAGTCATCCCTCCCAGCCTCTTAACCAAGTCGAGTAGGTAGGGGATGTCAGCGGCATTAGGATACGAAGGAGATACCCTGGCAGCCAATTCACGCGCCTCGATCTCACTCACCGTGGGCTTTTTGCTATCGCTCATTGGCTATCCTCTGAATTCTATAGACTTGGCTGGCACGCCAGCGGCACAGACGCTTCCAATCAATTATTTGTTCGTGGAGATTTCTTACTTGCGCGTGGAGTGAAAATATCTGCTCCTTCAACCTTTGCTCCCGCTTGCTTATCTTCTTACTCATCAGCCTCGATTCCTCCTGGGGCCTATCTCGGTTGCGGTGAGGGGGCGAAGTTCTGATTCGTCGTGCCACAGGGTGCCGTAACGCAATATTGCTGACTCATCCAGGTACTGAAATTCGGGACATGATGCGTTGGAAACCTTCGCCACGCGGAACAGGTAGCCCTCTTTGTCATCAGCCATTGTGACCACCTGCCCTTTCCAAAACTTCGGCTCAGGCTTCTTGCGCTTGGGCTTTTTCATTTGCTGGACTCCTTCAAGGCACGACGGCCAAGTGAGGTGATACCAGTTGCGAACCCCGACCATGTAAGAACATCTTTCTTTTTTGCCAAGCTGTTGTCCTCAAGGAAGCGCATGGTTCTTGGATGAATACGCATCTTGGCGCTACTGGTATAGGCCCGCACATAATTCTCTTCGCCTTGTAGCCGAACCAAATCTCCATCCAGTAGCAATCTGAGTACATTAAGGGCTGCCTTCGTCAACTTAACCTTCCCTGCGGGTTTATCCTGAGCAGGCTTTGCCATTATGGATTCCCCCCACCGAAATAGTCTTTGATGAGCACGGGGTTGTGGAGAGTTCCCAGCAGCCAGTTGTGTAGAATCTTGCCAGTGCGCCCATTTCCATCAACGAAAGGATGAACCTCTTGGAAGCGCACATAAAACTCATCCGGCGTCAGGCTGTTGCGGCTCTCAAAGAGTCGTTTGATTAGGCCCGGAACCTCTTGGGCTTGGGGACAGATGCGGGGGCCGACGCGCACCCCCACTGTGCGATAGCCATATCCGTTCTTCACCTTTTCAACCATGCCAGCAATGGCTAACAGGTATTCTTCACAGAAGGCTTCGTCTTGCCACATTAAGGAATAATCCCATGCATCAATCATCCACATGACGCGGCGAAACCCGTCCTCTGTCGCCAAATCCCATCCCTGTCGCTCAACCTCGTCACAGATAAACTCCAAGATAGCTTTCGTGTTGATAACCTGAGCGGGCTTGGGGGTCATGGGGTTGTTTCCTCTCGCATTGCGTCTTTCGGCGATATTCCGTCTTCCCAAAACTCAAGGAATGCTGATTCGTCCATGCTCTCAGCAGAATTGTAGGTGTACCCGAACTCTCTGATTGCAATGGCTCTAAGTTCGTCCATCCAGTATCCAAACTGTGCGACCATATCTACTCCCCCTCTCACGGCTTGCCTGCCTGGGCAGGTGGGGGTGCTGGGCCTGCTCTCTTGAGAATCGGTTCGAGCCATTCCCATTCGTAGTGGCCGAACTCGTACCTTCGCCCCAGTGAATCATCGGCGGTTACGCCTGGGTCATATCCGCGCAAACGAAGCCCGAACCGTTTCAGCAACTCCCTCGCTGAGTCCATCTGTTTAACTAACTCTCGGTCTTGTGCCGTTAGCCTCGTCACTTCTTCCCCTTTAGGGAGAGCTTTTCAGGCGAACCCTCC